CTAACCTTAAATTATCTTCTACAGTAATACCGAATAAAGATGTTTCAAATGTTGCCCTTGCAATTGTTTTTTCTAACCCTTCAGAGATGACTTTAGTTTGACCCATAGTTTCCCTTACCATTGTCGTGGTAAGTTCTTCTAACGCAAGTTTCATTTTTATTGCGGCTTCAGGATTTAAACTACTTTTTAAATTTTCACTAAATTTTTTTAATCCGAGATTGGCTAAATTGATACTATTAGCCAAACCAACCATATCTTGGGTTTGGTTCTTTATGTTATCTTTTTCTTCGAAGAACATGTAAAAATATTATAACTATAAATAGTTATCTTCTGTTTTTTGCTTTTTCATACTCCTCTTGTCTTTTACTAAACTCTTCACTCAACTTATGTATAAAATATTTTCTTTCATAAGTAGGCATCTTCATCAAGTCTGAATAAGACATATTCAAATTTTTACAGAGATAATAAATCTCATCGAGCACTACTATCCTATATTCAGAAGAAAGGTCGAAAAAACTCCGCCCCGAAAGTGATTCTTACATTCACTTTTTCTCCTGACGGGGCTAAAACAACACGATTTAAATCCAACCGTGGTTCACAATCTTTAATTGTGTTTCTTATAAATTTAGAGTCCATTATAGGTAAACTTGTAACGAACTTAGATATAAACTCTCTATCGGTATTTCCGTCAATAGAAACGATTATCTTTTCAAGTCTTTTGGTAACGACAGGTGTAACAACACCCTCAGGGTATTTACTCATCATATCACTCAACTCATTGGTATCACCAACGGTGAGTATCCTACACTCAACTTTTTTACCTGTTTTAGGTAGTGTAAACTCAAATAACCCTTTTTCATTTGGTTCTATTTTTGGTTTAACAAAATCCAACTCATCAAGCATTATTGTCTTTTTAAACTCTTTTCTTGTTTTTGGGTCTGTCAATGTAAAATTATATTCAGCACCAAACGAAGTGTTTCTTAAAAAGATTAGAATAGCCTCCATATCACCCTCAAGTAAATCATTAATATTCACATCGGATTCGTAAATTTTATTCCTTAAAAGGGTATTAATAATATTTTGACTATCAGTTGCAGATATTAAAATATTTTCGTCTTCAGCCGTCAAGTAACCAACCTTAAAAGATTTTTTTTTGTTTAAATAAAATTTACCCTCAGACGGTAATAAAACCATGTCATGAGGTAAATTAAAATCTTGTTGTCCGTATCTCGCGTTATCTTCCATAATTTTACGTAAAAAAAAACCATAGGGAATGAACCCTATGGTTAAATATATAACTTAATGATTTTTTATCAATAGTATTAGTAAACCAAAATACATCTATCAGGTCGGAGTGTTGCTGTAATTGTTGCCAATCCATCATCACTGTAACCCAAACTATCAAAATTTACATCAGTTAAGAATGTTCCTTGCATAATCCACTTTTCAACCGCAACACCTGTCGGGTCTAACATCTCCAAATCCAAGTCTTTCTTATAACCGGCAGCATAACCCATACGACCTGTTACGGACTCCGCAGTTAAACGAACCCACTCCATAAGGGCTTGTGACGCAGACGGACCGATAGGGTCTCTAAACGTAACGTTAATCGTATTCCAAGTAAATCTACCAGCAACATATGTTGAGGTATTCAAAAATGGAATTTCTGTTGGGTTTATTGATATTTGCGGTCTTGATGTAGACTCCACATACCATGAGTTTATACCTAGTGATGAAGGAAAGCTTAAGATAAATCTATTTTTCCTTTTCGGCTCATAAGGTACGGGCATTTTCATTAATAAATCAGCCATTGTATTTCGGTTTTATTATTCTCGTTTATTTTATTATAAATATCAGGTTAAAACTTTTTTCTATTTACTTTTACTATTTTGCTCGTAAAATCTCTTACTAGAAGTTAAAAACTGGTTTATTCATTAAATTTTTTCTTAACACCTCCTTTAGTTAAATATGTTTGAACTGGTTTTTGATCTTCATATTCTTTTTCTAGAAAGTCATTAATTGATTCAATATTTTTTGGATCGTCATCTGAAAAACCTATCTGAGGTATGAAATTATTACTTACGTCATTAGTAAATGATACTTTTTGACCTAGTTTTTTACTTTGCATTTTAACATAATTAATAAATTCTCTTAAAGCCTTTATCTTACCTTCTTCCGGATTTGATGCAGATCCTTCACCATATGTAACTGGATAGTACTTACACATATCCAAATACTCTTTTATCAAAAGTTGGTCGTCTTTCATAACCTCACCCGATAAATCACGATATTTTTTTAGGTTTTCTATTAAAACCGATTTGTCAATACCATTGTGATTGGTTACTATGAAATTATAAATAGAATCTCTTAAGACTGTCGGAGTATGTCCTCTAGCAGTTATAATAGCAAAAATTGACCCCCCATTTATACACTCCACAAAGTCGTTCCATGATGGTCCTACTTTGGCCAAAAGAGAGTCAACAATAAATTTTTTGTCACCTTCTACGGTAAAGTTTCTATACGGATTTTCCGCATAACTGGTTATTGTTTCTCCCTGATATTCAAAAGGTTCTTTACCAATTTTTTCACGATATTCAGCAAAGTCCTCTGTAGACATACCAACTTCATAACCCTCTTCGGTTTTTAACATTATCTGTGTTGGCATGGTAACGATATTGTCGTCCCAATCAAAAGCATAATACTTTAGGTTGGTCTGTCCATCCTCAAAACCTTCTGTTAAAATTAAGTTATTAAGTTTTTTTCTTATTAACTTTTTAAGACTCATAAAATCACTTATTTAAATTCTCGATTAATCTCTCTAACTGTGATTCAGTAAGAACTATATTTTGTGGTTTTTCAGAATATGTGTCTACTCCGTTACCTTCCATTTCAAGAGATTCTCTTAATAGTTTCTTTTTAAATTCCATTATTATAATTTTTTATGTTTTTTATTAGTAAGTAAAGGGGAGACAATATGTCTCCCCCGTTATGTTCTATAAATAAATATTAGATATCTTCAAAAGATGCACCTGTTGGTGTAATCAAAAATTCAATATCAATAAATTCAAGGGCTCTTGTTGGTTTCAAATATATCTTACCGACAAGTTGATTGTTATCCAAATCTTCAGGAGTATTCTGAACTACTACTCTAAAGTCAATCAAACCTCTGTCTCTTCTGATTGAGTCGAGGATTGGGTTCACCGAATCCAAGAACTGCTGTCTTACTTGGTCATCGTTTTGTTCAAACAACAATCTAACGGCAACAGCAGAAATCAATTTACGAGCCTGTAGTAACAATCTTCTTACATTCAATCTATCAAGAGCAGACTCTCTAACTTGCAATGTTTTGTTACCCCATATTACTGTTCCCACGTCAGAGAAAGTAGCAATTGGGTTTATTCTACCCTTATACAATATATCTCTATCGTCTTGAGTTAACTTCTTACGAGCCTTTATACTGTTTACCAAACCTCTTGTGTAACCCGCAGATGCAAACCAAGGGAAGGCGATGTTATCTGTTAAAGCCAAGTTTCTAACAACCTCACCTGTTGGTGGTAAATAAATCTGTGTGTTGTTAACAGAGTCTCTTGTCAATACCCAAGGATAATAAGTAGCCGTATAGTTTGAGTCTATTCCTGTGTTATCCAAGTTGTCAATAACTTCTTCAGGATATATAAAGTCAGTTGTGAAGTTTGCTGTTGTCGGAACTGACATGTTATAGTCAGGTGTTGTACAAATATATACCGAATCCGCTCTGTCAGTCTCAACAATATCAATAGCAGATTCAACCAAGTTTGAGTTGTTTACATAATCAACACCAGGTGTTGTAAATATATTGATGTTAACCGCTTCAGGGTTTGCAAATGTATATTGACCCCATAGATATGCATAATAGTCGGTGTTTGCCCAATTTTGTTTGTCAGGACCAACGATAGGTTTAAACGCCCCCCATCCTGTAGCTTCAGGATAAGATATGCTCGTAGCCGCTCCCTTAAGGAAACCTGTATTACCTAATGTATATCTATCACCGTTCGTTCTTGATTGATTGTATATATCCCAACCATCAAAACCACCGGTAGGTATCAAAGTGAATTTTCTTGCATTTAACTTATAATATGGGTCAGTTTCACTTGATGGGTCTCTTCTAAACGATGTAACACCGACCTCAAAAGCCGATTCACCCGAAGTAGTATACCCAGCAGGTATGGTGACAATGGTAGCACCTGAGTCCATATGGAAACCTTTGGTCAATACCGACCAAGAAGAAGATTCAGTAGCGGTAGTTAAGTTTGTTGGATTTTGTTTACCTTTGTATGATGTGAAATCAACATCGATACCCACAGTATTGGAAACACCCAAATAGGTTTTTCTAACATTGTCACCCGAACTTCTTGTTAAGTTGTCACCCGCAGATGAACCAAATGGTGGATTAAATAATACATCACCCGCTTGGTCATACTTAGTCTTGTAAATCAAATGTGGTGATTGATAAGAACTATATTGTCTTGTCTGATAACCTCTAAATCCACATGGTAACGCGTCTATCGGAGCGTCTTCGTTCATTTCAACCATGATATATCTTGACTTCAACTCAAACTCACCATTTGCCGTACCAATTTTTTTGGCGATAAATGAATTTTGATTGATATCTAAAGAACAATTTGTGAACTTTTCTAATACAACAGGATTGGCATCCGTATCGTTAAAACTTCTAACAATAACATCAAAAGTTGAGTTGTTGAAAGATATATTGGCAATTGAAATCTTTACCTGTCTGTTTGCTGAATTACCGTCAGAAATAGAAATGAATCTGAATAGGTCATATACCTGACTACCACGTAATTCCGAAACAACATAGGGGGTTACAGGTGTTTGATAACGGTCTAAATACCAACCGATACCTGTATTATCGACATCTTCTCTTGCACCATTTAAAGATAACAATTCAGTATTTATACCTCTAATTTTACCTTCTCTATAACCTACATTCAATAAGTTATAGTAATTTTCTTCCACAAACAAAGGAACTTCAGTTCTTGGTTTTGCAAAATTTGTTTGACCAAATACTTTTGTTATGTAGTTGGTATCACTTATATCAAAAGATGTTCTAAATGTAAAAGTTTCACTATCTTTAGTAACACCAGAAACTTGGAAATTACTAAACGGATTTTTTGTTACTCCTGAAAATACACCTGAAGTGTTAAGTGTGACATCAGTTAAGTTTGAAACTTCATATACAGGTCCATTATCAGAAGAATATGTTACGATACCTCTTGAACGTAATGTCGATATTACCATATTGTGGTAATCATTTATAGGTGTTGATTCATAGTCAGTGACATAGATTTTTACTTGTCCCATATACAAGTCACCTGAACTTTGGTAAACATTATTAGCAATAGCACCAAAAGCCACACCATCATAGTTAGAAGTTCCGTCATATGTAAACAACGAATAGTACCATGTATCATTTTCTGATGCTTCAAAATCTGCATCGGATTCAGTTAATCCACTAACACCCAAAACATTTGTTGTTCCTGTAAAGTTTGATGAAAATCCTGTTAACGCATCAAATGTAGAACCAGATAAAGTACCGAACACATATGCGGTAGAACCTGTTGCCAATGTTGGGTCATTTTCTCTATTTAATATATCGTTAAATAATAACGCTTCTAAATCACTTTTTAATGTACTTGTACTACCATCAAAAGTGGTGTAAGGTATTGTGAAATTATTTTTAATTGAATTTGGTAAACTACTAAAGTTATATATATCAACAGTAGTACTATCACCTGTTAAACCTGAGAAAGACAATGTTACAGAACCTGTATCATCGACAGAAGTTGCGGTTACACCACTCTTTTCAACGTTACCGACCGTAGTAATAGACCATGAAGGACCAGCGTCATAACCCGATAAACCTAAAACACGAGTAACAAAAAGTTGGTTTGATTGTTGTAAATATGATTTAGCAATGTATGCCGCTTCGTATTTAGGTATTTGTGTGTTTATAAATTTTGTAGGATTTGTTCCTCCAAAATAAGCTTGAAATTCATCAAAATTTGTGATAAAGATAGGTTCAAATGCAGGTCCCGAAAGGGTTTCTCCTACAATACCT